ACGGTATTAAATATCCTGGTAACGAGCATATGGGTGCTTTTGGTTGTGATAGTTACGATATATCAGGTACAGTAGACGGAAGAGGATCGAATGGAGCTTTGCACGGTTTAACTAAATTTAGTATGGAAGACGCGCCTCCAAATCATATGTTTTTAGAGTACATATCTAGACCACCAACTGCAGAGATATTTTTTGAAGACGTATTGATGTCATTAGTTTTTTATGGAATGCCACTGCTTTGTGAGAATAACAAACCAAGATTATTATACTATTTAAGAAGAAGAGGGTATAGAGGTTACTCAATGAATCGCCCTGATAAAGTTTGGAATAAACTATCTACAGCAGAAAAAGAAATAGGTGGTATACCAAATTCAAGCGAGGATATAAAACAAGCACATGCCTCTGCTATTGAAATGTATATACAGCAATACGTTGGACATTTAGGTGATGGGAATTATGGTAATATATATTTTAATAGAACTTTAAATGATTGGGCTAGATTTGATATAACAAAAAGAACTAAATTTGACGCAACAATTAGTTCTGGATTAGCTATAATGGCTTGTAATAGACATTTATATGCACCAAATGCGAAAATTGAAAAACCGAAATTAAACATAAGTATTGCTAGATATGAAAATAGAGGTAATACATCTAAACTAATAAAATAAATATGGCAGAGTCTGTTATAAATAATTATTTTCCTAGTCAAGTTGTTAGTGACGCAGAAAAATTAAGCTATGATTATGGTTTGAAAGTAGCTAAAGCTATTGAAACCGAATGGTTCCATCAAGACAAAGGGTACACTAAATATTCCACTAATCAAAATAACTATCATAATTTAAGATTGTACGCTAGTGGAAGACAATCTATTCAAAAATATAAAGATGAGTTATCTATAAATGGTGATTTATCTTATCTAAACCTTGATTGGACACCAGTTCCAATTATTCCAAAATTTGTAGATATAGTAGTTAATGGTATAGCTGAGAGAACTTATGATATAAAAGCTTATTCACAAGATCCTTATGGAGTCGCTAAAAGAACCGAATATATGGAATCTATATTAGGTGATATGGCTACAAAAGAAATGAATGATTTTTCTGCAGAAAACTTTGGAATAAATCTATATCAAAATGATCCAGATACTTTACCAGAAACAAAAGAAGAATTAGAGCTTCACATGCAACTTACTTACAAACAAGCAGTTGAAATAGCTGAAGAACAAGCTATTAATGTGTTGATGGAGGGTAATGATTATGAGCTAATAAAAAAGAGATTTTATAGAGACTTAACGGTTTTAGGTATTGGAGCGGTAAAAACTAACTTTACTACTTCAGAAGGTGTAGTGATAAAATACGTTGATCCAGCAAATATAGTTTATTCGTATACAGAATCTCCTTATTTTGATGATATTTATTACGTTGGTGAAGTAAAGACTATACCAATAAATGAATTAGCAAAACAATTTCCACATTTAACACATGAAGATCTAGAAGATATTGCTAAAAATAAAAGTGTACAACAAAGTAGTTATTATCATGGCCCTAGTAATTCTAGAGAAGTAGATAATAATCAGGTTCAAGTACTTTATTTTAACTATAAAAGTTACATGAACGAAGTATACAAAATGAAAGAAACTGGTTTTGGTGGTGATAAAGCCATAGAAAAAGATGATGGTTTTAATCCACCACAAGATAAAGAAGGCGGTTACGGTAAACTACAAAGATCTATAGAATGTCTTTATGAAGGGGCTATGGTTTTAGGTACAAATAAGTTACTTAAATGGGAAATGTGTAAAAACATGATGCGCCCTAAAAGTGATTTTACTAAAGTTAAAATGAACTATGCTGTCGTTGCACCTAGAATGTATAAAGGACAAATAGACTCATTAGTACGTAGAATAACTGGTTTTGCTGATATGATACAATTGACACATTTAAAATTACAGCAAGTAATGTCACGTATGGTTCCAGATGGTGTTTATTTAGATGCTGATGGTTTAGCTGAAGTTGATTTAGGTAATGGAACTAATTATAATCCACAAGAAGCATTAAATATGTTCTTCCAAACAGGATCTGTAATAGGTAGAAGTTTTACTAGTGAAGGCGATGCTAATCCTGGTAAAGTACCAATTCAAGAAATCACATCGGGATCTGGAGGTAATAAAATACAAGCTTTAATAACTAACTACAACTATTATCTACAAATGATAAGAGACGTCACTGGACTTAATGAGGCTAGAGATGGTAGCACACCTGATTCTAAAGCGCTTGTTGGTGTTCAAAAATTAGCAGCTGCTAATTCAAATACAGCGACTAGACATATATTAAATTCTGGACTATATTTAACAACTCAAGTTGCAGAATGCTTATCTTTAAGAATATCAGATATTATAGAGTACTCACCAACTAGAGACGCTTTTATACAAGCTATTGGAGTTCATAATGTAGCTACACTAGAAGAAATGTCAGAGCTACATCTATATGATTTTGGTATATTTATTGATTTAGCTCCAGATGAAGAAGAAAAAATGTTATTAGAAAACAACATTCAACAAGCTTTATCTCAGCAAAGTATAGAACTAGAAGACGCTATAGATCTTAGAGATATTAAAAATACAAAACTAGCTAATAGACTTCTTAAAATTAGAAGAATTAAAAAAGCAGAAAGAGATCAATTAATTCAACAGCAAAATATACAAGCTCAAGCACAAGCAAATATGCAAGCTCAACAAGCTGCTGCTGAAATGGAAATGCAAAAACAACAATCTATAACTCAAGCTGAAGCCCAATTAGAACAAATGAAAGCCCAAATGGAATCGCAAAGATTAATGCAAGAGGCTGAAATTAAGTCACAATTAATGCAGCAAGAGTTCCAGTACAATATGCAGTTGAGGCAAATGGACACTCAAATAGTTATGGATAAAGAAAAAGAAAAAGAAGATAGGAAAGACGAAAGAACTAGAATACAAGCTAGTCAACAAAGTGAACTAATAGATCAAAGAAAAAAGGAAAAACCACCTAAAAACTTCGAGTCTACAGGTAATGATATACTTAGAGGAGATTTTGGTTTAGGTCAGTTTGAACCTAGAATAAGTTAATTAATTATATAATATTTTATTATGGAAGAAAAAGAAGAAAACGTAGTTGAAGAAACTACACAACAACAAACAGAACAAAATCAGGAAGAAAAACAACCTGAAGTTGATTTAAGTAAATTTGAAAGTAAAGACGATCCAGATGTTATAAAAGTGGATTTAAGTAAAAAACCAGAAGAAGAAATTGATAAAAACCAAGAAACAACAGACGTAACTGATGATAATCAAACTGAAGTTATACAAGAAGTAGTTGAAGAAAAAACGCCAGAGCAATCAATTGAAAAAGATGAAGAAACACCTGTTTTAGAAGAAATCACTGACGAGGTTATAGAAGAAAAAACAGAGGAAGTACAAGACAAGATTGATAAAGCTATAGAAGAATCTAAAGAAACAGGTAAACCAATTCCAGAAAATATACAAAAGCTTATAGATTTTATGGAAGAAACTGGTGGGAGTATGAGTGATTATATTAGGTTAAATCAAGATTATTCTGAAATGGATAATCATACTTTACTAAAAGAATATTACAAACAAACAAAACCTCATCTTAATTCAGGTGAAATAGAATTTATGATGGAAGATTATTTTTCATATGATGAAGAGGTGGATGAGGATAGAGATATAAAAAGAAAAAAATTAGCTTTAAAGGAGCAAGTTGCTCAAGCAAAGCAACACTTGGACAGTGTAAAGTCTAAATATTATGAAGAAATCCAATATGGTTCAAAGCTCACGAGTGAGCAACAGAAAGCAATTGATTTCTTTAATAGGTATAACAAGGAATCAAAAGAACAGAAAAAAATAGCAGATCAACAACAGCGAACTTTTTTAAATAGAACTGACAATTTATTCAACAAAGATTTCAAAGGTTTTGAATATAAAGTTGGAGAAAAAAGATTTAGGTTTAACGTAAAAGACTCGCAAAATGTTAAAGAGCAGCAATCTGATATTAGTAATTTTGTCAAAAAGTTTTTGAACAAAAACAACGAAATAGAAGACGCTAAAGGTTATCATAAATCTTTATATACAGCTATGAATCCCGATGCTATTGCTAGCCACTTCTACGAACAAGGCAAAGCGGACGCCTTAAAACAAAGTGTAGCTAAGTCTAAAAATATTAACATGGACCCACGTCAACAACATGGTAAACAAGTTAATACTGGTGGTTATAAGTTTAAAGTATTGGGCCAAGATTCTTCTGATTTTAAGTTAAAAATTAAAAACAATAAATAACTTTAAAACAATTAAAAAATGGCAATTACAAGTGCGAGCGGTATTGATGCTGCTCCTAGAAAACACACGTTGGCTCAAAACTATGTAGACTTTACATCGTCTGCAACTGAAGGATGGGCGCAACAATACTTACCAGATCTTATGGAAAAAGAAGCTGAGATCTATGGTAAGAGAACAATTTCAGGTTTCTTAGCTCAAGTTGGAGCTGAAGAAGCTTCTGCTTCTGATAGAGTTGTTTGGTCAGAGCAAGGTAGATTACATTTAGCTTACACAGCGACTTATAACGATAATAATACTGACTATACTATTGTAAACGATATCGACGGAAATTCTGTTGGTGCTGATCACGGTATTAGAGTTGGTGATATGGTTCTTATGTCTGTAGCTGATAAAACAGCTAGAGGATATGTTTCTCATATTGATCCAGATGGTGATGACACTGATCAAATTAGAGTTATTGCTTATGCTGCTGCTAATATGGCAACAGCTTTAGGATCTACCGCTACTACAGCTGGTGCTGTAAGAATATTAGTTATTGGTTCTGAATTTGAAAAAGGATCTAGCGCGCGTAGTTCTGCGAACTCTCCTAAATTCAAATCACACTCTAACAAACATATCATTATGAGAGACTTCTACCAAGTAAATGGATCAGACGCTTCTCAAATTGGTTGGGTTGAAGTTTCTGGTGAAGAAGGTCAAAGTGGATATCTTTGGTACTTAAAAGCTGAAGGTGATACTAGAGCTCGTTTCACTGATTATTTAGAAATGACTATGTTAGAAGCTGAAGCTGCTGTTGATGGTGCTGGTGCAATTGGTGGTACTGACCAATCTACTAGTGACGGTACAGAAGGTTTATTCCAAGCTATTACAAATAGAGGTCACCAAACTACAGGTGTTACTGGTGTTAACGCAGCTACTGATTTAGCTGAGTTTGATGCTATTTTAGCTGTGTTTGATCAAAATGGTGCTATTGAAGAAAACATGATGTTCCTTGATAGATCTACATCTTTAGCAATGGACGATATGTTAGCTTCTATGAATTCTTATGGTGCTGGTGGTACTTCTTACGGAGTATTTAACAACTCTGAAGATATGGCATTAAATTTAGGTTTCTCTGGTTTTAGACGTGGATCTTATGATTTTTACAAGTCTGACTTTAAGTACTTAAATGATAAAGGTGCTAGAGGTGCTCTAAATGACACTGTTACTAACATTAGAGGAGTTGTTATTCCTGCTGGTGTATCTTCAGTTTACGATGAGCAATTAGGTAAAAACATGAAGAGACCATTTTTACATGTACGTTTCAGAGCTTCAGAAACTGAGTCTAGAAAAATGAAGACTTGGGTTACTGGTTCTGTTGGTGCTGCTACAGATGGTGTTGACGCAATGAAAGTACACTACTTATCTGAGAGATGTTTAGTTACTCAAGGTGCTAACAACTTTATGTTAATGAACTAAGCATTTATACTTTAAAGAGGGGGCGCTGACTATAGTGAGAAGACGCTCCGCGCCCTCTTTTTATTTTTATTAATTTTATTATATATTATATTATGGCAAAGAAAAAAGAAACAAAAGTAGAGGTTAAAGAGCCTCAAATTAAAGAAACAATTGTAGAAACTACTACAGTTGCTGAGCAACCAAAAAAACAAACAAGAAAAGAACCTTCAAAAAAAATAATTGATGGTTGGGAAATAAAAGATAGAATGTATTTTCTAACAGATAATAAATCTCCATTAACTTATTTAATAAGAGGTAGCAATATATTTTGGTTTGACGAGGAAAAAGGTTATGAAAGAGAGTTAAAATATACGTCAAATCAAAGAACGTGCTTTGTAGACGAAATGGTAGGAGATCAAAGATTAGAACATATTATTTTTGAAAACGGACAATTATATGTTCCTAAAAACAAAACAATATTACAAAAGTTATTGTCTTTATATCATCCACATAAAAACAAAGTATATTTTGAACATAAACCAACTGAAATAGCTAAAAGTGAAGTTGAAATTTTAGAATTAGAAGTTGACGCTTTAATGGCAGCTAGAAATCTTGATATAGATACTGCTGAAGCAGTTATGAGAGTAGAACTAGGTTCTAAAGTGTCAGAGATGAGTTCTAAGGAGCTTAAAAGAGATTTACTAGTGTATGCTAAGAAAAACCCTGAGTTATTCTTAGAGCTAGTTACTGATGAAAATGTAATGCTTAGAAATTTTGGTATTAAAGCTGTTGAAGCAGGTTTATTAAAATTATCTTCAGATAGAAGAAGTTTTTTATGGGCTTCTAATGATAGAAAACTCATGACTATTCCTTTTGAAGAGCATCCTTATTCAGCATTAGCCCAATGGTTTAAAACTGACGAGGGTATGGAGATTTACTCCAATATTGAAAAAAGATTAAAATAATCTAACTGTAGTGGTAGTCGCCCTACGGGGCGATTACAAACTACAAATTAAAAAGAAATTATGGTAGAGGTAGATTTAGTTTATCAAAGAGTTTTAGCTTTAGCTAATAAAGAACAAAGAGGTTATATAACACCTCAAGAATTTAATTTGTTTGCTAATCAAGCTCAACTAGATATTTTTGAACAATATTTTTATGATTTAAATCAATTTAGAAGATTACCTGGTAATGATACTAAGTATTCTGACATGGTAGATATATTAGAAGAAAAAATAAGTATATTTAAAAGAGGACCAGAAAGTGTTGATAGCGGAGGCTATTTAACAGATATAGATGGCTTTTATAAATTAACAGACGTGTACTGTACGAAAGATGATTATGATGTGGTTGTTGAAAAAATAAGATATGAAGATTATCAAAAAATTCAAACGCCTTTAACAAAACCTAATAAACATAGACCAGTGTACTGGACAAAAGGCAATCAAATTTATTTTGATGGAGTTACGGACAGTGATGTTTCATGTAATTATATAGTAAAACCTCAGCCTATTAATTGGGCATACGTAGTTGTTAGTGGAAAAGCTTTATACAATGATAATGAAGCTTCAAATTTTGAATTACATCCATCAGAAGAAGTTGATTTAGTTTTTAAAATAGCTCAATTAGCTGGTATAGCTATAAAAGATAATAGTTTATATCAATCTGCATCACTAGAAGAAGGAAAAAATATTCAACAAGAAAAACAATAAATAAATGGGATTATTAGACAATACTAACCAAAGAGCTTATTATGAAGATTCTTCTGCTTATGGTAACTATCAATTTGTTTCATTAGAAGATATTATAAACCAATTTATGGTTGCTTTTGTTGGCGAACAAAAAATTATTGGTAAAGCAAGCAAAATAGACGTTGCTTTTCATGCTCAAAGAGCATTAAGAGAGTTAAGCTTTGATATGTTTAAATCTATTAAATCACAAGAAATAGAATTACCACCATCTTTAACTATGATACTACCTCATGATTACGTTAATTACACTAAGGTATCATGGAGTGATAGTGCTGGTATAAAACATCCATTATATCCAACAAAACACACGTCAAACCCTTTCAAAATACAACAAGATCCAGATGGTTCTTATGACTTTACAGCTCCAACAGCTACATTAATAACAAATAATGACTTTTCTGACTCTAATGATTTAGGAGGATTTGGGTCAACTAAATCATGGAAAAGAAGTTGGGTCGCAAATGTTCCAACTATAGAAGACGTTAGTGTATCTAGTGGTGCATTACAATTTACACATGGCTCAAAATACTTAACATCCTCAATTACTTCAAGAGCATATGTTGCTTATCAAAAAATAAAAGTAACTGGTATGGATTATTTAGAGTTGTCAGGAAAAGGACTAAATGCTGCAGGTGAATCTGGAGTTAAAGATCCTGGCGTAATAAGACTTGGTATTACAACAAGCGTTTCTAATCCAAACGGAGCAAGTTGGGATCCAACAAAAACAAATCCTAACGCCACACTTACATTAGGCAATGGTACTGTAATTCCAAATCCTGAAGCAA